GTATTCTGACGTACTGTACTACGATAGTCCGTATCAGACATACGATACGAATCAAATAGGTCAGCCCATACTTTTTTGTCATGAGGTTTCTTGCTGTAGATAACCCAAGACAATTGCTCTGGACTGTTGAGATTGATAGGGCGATCACCCATCAACTCACTGACCTGTTCCTCAAGGTCACGTACCAACTGGTCACGTTCCTGTTGGAACTCTTGCCGCACACCCTCAAGTGCATCCATGTCTACACTGAACCCACGCTGATATACTTTAGCAAGGTGTATAGCTAACTGATTGGTCAGCCGTATAGTTCCGTCCAGTGAAGTGCATTCCTCGTATGATGTCTGCAAACGAAGATACAATTGCTGTGTGGCATGTAAGTCATGTGACAAGTACTCTGACAACTCTGCATGTGGAATGTCACGTACTGAGTAGCCCTGCTTGAAGTACTCCTTGAGTGTGTCTTGCTTCTGTGTGTCAAGGTTGTACCGTTCAGCACAAGCATCAAGTGACAGTGGTTCTTTCTGACCCCGCTGCAACACGTACTCACCCAGCATGGTATCAAAGATAGCTCCATCATATGTGAAGCCTGACTCCCAAAGCCAGAGCAAGTCGTGTGCAGCGTTGTGCATAATTAGAAGGGCGGTGTCATCCAGTTTCTGTTGGACAATCTGCCGCCCCTCTGTGGTAGGTTGTTGCTCAGAATGATCAAAAGTTACAATGTCTTCATTTCCAAGATCGTCTAGCATACCCACCATAACTAGTGTATTCTCAGGCTCAAACGGGTCAAGGTGCATCTTACCATTCCGCTTTACCACAGTGTTTTCTACGTCAAGGGTAAGGTGTTTCATTGCGTCTCCTATAGTGAATCGTTTGGATGCCAGTTATCCCATTCATCTTCTATTAATAGATCATTACCGTACACCTTGTCAAGTTCATCTTGAAACATTTTATCATTGGCGTACATCTGCATTGCTTTTAATGCTTCTTTACATGTCAAGTTTTGGCGGTGCATCTCTGACACAAGTGCAGCTGCATCTATTTCATCTTTGTTCATTACTTATCTCCCCTTTACTAACCGTGAATAGAAGGCACCCTCTGGACTACGTAGTGCCGTGTTTAAATCTAGCAACTGTTGGTACGACATATACAATATCTGATACTCATTTAGTGTGTTATCAAACTGTCTTAGGTAAACAACATCATCATCACCAACTACCATTTCTACGTCATTGAAGCGGTCATTTTCATCTAGTGTTGTTATTACAGCTGCATCACTTTCAAACTCAACTGTGTACATCTGGCTGTTCCGCTACAAGAATGTTAACGTGTGCAACGTTACCCTCAACACGGGTGATGACATACTCTAGCCCAGCCTTAGTGAGTAACAATCTTAGTTGACCTACAGGTATCATAACTTCTCCTCTCCATTAAGTTGATTGATACGCATCTGACAATAGCGTTGAACTTTCTCTAAGTCAATGATCTCGCTTTGTACCTGCGTCTTACCCTCGTACATCTTGTAGCCTGCACGGCTGGCATACTTAACAATGTTGCCACGCCAGAACTCAAAACCATTACGCATGATGTATGTGATAGGCTCAATGGCCCACCGTGCGTAGTGCTTAGGTTCATTAACGATGTCTGCTGTATGCTCTGCCAATACATTCTCCTCAAAGTCTTCGTATTTTTTTGTTAGGCGATTCCATTCACTCTTTATCACGGAGTACATCCTCATACTTGTTGAACAGTTGCTCAAACTTCCACTGGTATAGTTGCTGCATACCCATCAGTGTGTTCATCATTTCGTCCTGAGTAGGCTCACGGTCACCGTCACCTATCTGTCTGAACACAACCTGTAGGTCATCACACACATGCCAGCAATCCATTATCATTGGCTCCAAGTCATATAGTTTAGGCATCATCATCCTCCGTTAGTGCATCCCACGATACAGGGAATAGTTCAATCATCTTGTAGTCAATCTGTTGTGCAACTAAACGTGTCTCTGCCTGTGTGTCAGACTTGCAACGTAGGTTACACATGTCAGCGAAGGCATCAAGGCTACCACTCCAGTACCACTCAGTCATAGTGCTCTGTGGCAGTACCATACGTGCTTGCTCAGGAGCTACGCCATGCTCAAGTAAATCCTTGTATGCTGTTAGACATGCCCAGTTAGTATCACCCCAGCCACCAACATCAACAACACCCTCAGAGCCTTGCTTCTTGTCAGCACTACGTCCACGCCACACTGAAGGCTCATGGAACTCAGGCTCACTATCCACATACCTACGGCTGATCTCATTCCAGCGCAGGAACTTATGCTTGACTAGCTGCCGTGCCACAAAGATAGGAGCCTTAACGTGGAAGGATGCGAAGCAGTGACCGAATGGGCTGATGTGCTTGTGCTTGGCAAGGTAACGAATCAGCTTATCGTCTTTCTTCTTGAGCTTAGGTGGCCCCCAAGGGTCATCTTCCATCTCACTTGTCTTACCAAAAGATACTCGTGCAGCGTTAGCTACCGTCAAGTCTGTACCCATGTGGTCAATGTATGTTGCTTTAATCATCAACCTGTACCCCTATACATTCTACTGTTTCATTCTTGTCGTTGACCATAACTGCGGCATCTCTGAGTGCTGTAGCACAGAATGTTTCGTTCTTGTAAGTGCCTAAGTGGTAATACTTTACGCCTATATCAGGTACAAAGACAAACCATATTAGCAACCATACTGTGTTCATCCTATAATCTCCTCGTGTCTCTGTAGATACGCTACTGCTTGTTTAATTCTATTTACATCATCTTTGAATGCGCCAAGTCCTGTATTGCAATGGTGACACACCCAACCTCTGAATGTTTCAGTGTCGTGGCAGTGATCCAGTACCCAACTTTGCAACTTCTTCTGCCCCTTGCGGCCTATCTCCCCAATGTCTCGCTGACATATTGGACACGTATAGTCATCAGATGGATATGTATTTGTACTTTTCAAGTACGACATCAACTGTGATTGATTACGTTGACAAGTTCTACATATTCTTTTGTACTCTATAGTTCCTGATGCATACGTTATACTATTAAAGTTATCCAGAGGCAGTGTCGTTTCGCACTTGTTACACTCTAGCCCTTCATCGTAGTGATGAAGTACAACATCAAATAGTTCTAGTTGGTTCACACTGTATACCTCGCAGTCTTGTACTCTAGGTCGCAATGTACAACACCATGCCAGCCAGATAATTTGTTCTTCACAACATTCAAGTGGCGCTGTGTGTCTTCTTCCTCTTGACCATCAACTACTGGATTCTTGGCAATCAATACCATAAGATCAGCTTCAGCTGCCTTACCAGTACGTGAGCCTTCCATCATGCTCTGGTTCAGTAGTACCTTACCCTCTGCATCAGCGGATAGCTGAGACATGTAGAAGATAGCACAGTTATGTGACTTGGCAATCTGACGGGCATAGATAGCGTTAGCTTTCAGTGCTTCATCAGGACGTGAGAAGCCACCAGTACGTGCAAACTTGTCACCCATGTCAAGGATAACTATGTCAGGCTTGTATGACTTACATACTGATTCCACCCATGACATATCACGATCACTAGCGTCCTTGATCTTGATGTTGTCTGCTACAACTGAGTATGCATCACGAGCACGGGCTGGGTTCTCCTTTACCTCTTGCATTGTCATACCAGTGGCGGCAGTGAGGTAACGTGCACCAACACGGTGTGATGCTTCCTCATTACACAGGATAACACACTTAGCACCCTGATGTGCAAAGCCACCCGGCGCTGCAATGAGTGAGGCATGGAAGGATGTCTTGCCTGTGTTAGGTCTAGCACCTACTTCAATCAAGTGACCTGCATTAACACCCTCTACCTTACGTGTGAGGGTAGGTATGTTGAATGACCATTGCGATTCAAGATCATTCTTTTCTAGCAGTGTGTCAACGTCAATGTCATCCCACTCAATACGTAGGTCAGGGGTGAAGTCATCAGAGTAACGCTCAAGTATGTCACGCAGTGGCTCAAGGCTACCCTTAGTTCCATTTACGTAGTCAAAGCCGAGGTTGGCAACGTCTTCTCCTACCACCTGTTGGAACAGCTTAGACAGCACCTCTTGTGCTATGTCGCTGCCCATTGGGGCTTCCTTCTTGATCTGATTAAACAGCGAACTGTAAGCGCCCTTCTGGGCTGTGGTGAGGGTTGGATTGTTTGACATAAACAATGCCTCAATCTCGTCAGGTGTAATTGTACGTTCATAACGATCCATAGCAGTGTCAATTGCTTGCTTGATCTTACGAACATCTTTGCTGAACAGTCTATCAGGACACTTAGCGCCACGATGATCGTCGTAGAACTCTTTGTCCATAAGACTGCGTACTAGTGATAGTTCCATTATACTTCTCCAAGTGTTGTTAGGTTTTCTATGTCGGTCGGGTTACGGTATTTTAGGTCATCTGTTAGTCGGAGTACCTTCACATCTTGAACGTACCCTCGTAATTCTTTTGCGAATTGCAGTGTCTTTGGTAAGGCGTCAGGGTCTAGTGCAATTATAACCGTTGAGAATTGTGATAGATACTGCTTGTGTACCTCAGAGAGTGAGGTGCCCAACACTGCTACCCCGACATACACTCCACCCTCTGAGCATCCAGATACATTAGTCTCACCTACAATGGCAGCACTAACACAATCCTCAACGACTACTCCAGTTTTACCACAGCCGTATACATAGGGCAAGGGATTTTTACCATACCTTTTCCATTTAGGTATCTTTTTTCCTAGTGCTCTTCCTGTTGCATCAACCATGATGTTGTTGTGTACCACAGGAAATACGACACGGTGTTCACGAACATCATACAACAAACCAAGCTCACGTGCATCAAGTTCCCACGTATCACAGAACTCTTGCACCGCATCGTAGTCTCTCACAATCCACTCAGGTTTATGAAAGGATACTGCCTCAGTCTCTTCTGCTACAGAGCCTAGAGATTTACGGATGTCATCACTGGTAAGTGTAGTACGAGTACCACCAGACACACTGCACCCTGCTTTGTAACAATTCCACATAAGCTGACCCATGTTATTAGTAGCTGTAAATGTTTTAACTCCCCCACATACGGGACAGTTAGTACGTTTACTTTCACCATTCACTAAGTCCATATCACTTATATGTTCTTGTATACTATTCATGTGTATCACTTTCAATGTTATTCGCTACACTCAATTGTACATGTACGTTTCTTTGTGTCAAGGCATTATTTGCACTTTCGTATGTATGCTTCATGTATGGTTTCACAGATGCAACATGTGTATGCCCTGTCACTGCCATGATTTGTGGTAGTGGAACACCTCTGTCTACCATCTGTGTCACACCAGTTCTACGTAAGTCCATAAGGCGTAGCTCTTCGTTTAGCTTTGCTAACCTCATGATGCGGCGTCCAACCTTGGACAGTCTCTCCATTGCGTATGGTTTGAACCTACCATCACGTGGCTGTGGGTGTGGTACAACCCACTCCTGAAAACCAAAGTCTGCCTTCTGTTCAAGTAGCATAGCATTCAAGTTGTCACTAATAGGCAGGAACACCTCAGCCCTACGCTTGCTTTGCTCCAAGCGAAGCTGTTGGCTTTTTAGATCAACATTCTCCCACCGTAGCATACGCATGTCACCTAGTCTCTGACACCATTCGTATGCCATCTGCACAATGAGACCAATGTTACGGTACTCAAAGTCGCTGTAAGCTACATCAAGAAACTTAACAACATCACGATGCTCCCACACATTCTTACGCTGCTTAGTTGCTTTACGTTTGATCTTGGCGAAAGGGTTCTGTTCTGCGTGTTCCATTTGTATTGCGTAGTTGTACACCCTACTAGCACAGGTTGCCGCATGGTTAGCAAAACTAACACCACGCTTCACCCAATCCTCATACGCACGTTTCGCAATCTTAGGTGTGACATCTTTGTACTTACGACACCCAATTGTTTTGTGTACAACAGTCAAGAAATACCTGTAGTCTACCTTAGTTGAGTCACGTAACATACTGAAATCATTTGACAAGTAGTAGAAGTTAATCAAGTCAGTGACCTTGCTGCTAGACTTTAGTTCTATAACTTGTGACTGCTTGTCACGGTACACATCAATGTCTTTGTTGTACTCACGGGCAATCCTTCTTGCAACCTTTATGTCGCCGCTAAGTTCCTCACGTTCTACTACTCCTGCATTCACCAGCGATTGCGGTGGGTTGAAGCGGTATGTGATGCCACCAGAAGGTGACACCCGTTTTTGTACATAGCGTGGTAGGTTAGCCATATATTATGCAGCCTCCAATTCAATAAACTTACTATCACTGACCCACTTGCTTACCTCTTGCTCACGTGACCACATGCTGATTGCCTGTGTGTCATTGCCAGTGTTACGTAGGTTGAACCCATTACGTTCATCGGCATACGATGCATAGTTCGTAAACGCAGAGTACAATGCCCACTTGTTATGACCACGTGTTGCAGCCTCTTGTAAGTACAGCATGTACATCTTCTCCGCCTTACGTTCAGACGAAATCATTTCATCAAGCAGCATCTTGATGTCCACATACTTAGTGGAAGTCTGCGCCCACACCTGCATCTTGCTGGCTTCTGTGTAGAAATCGGTACGAGCACGAGCCAGTTCGTAGATGAAACTTTCCATAGAGAAGTTGGCGGTATTCTTCTTGCGAATTTTGTCATACTCACCTCTGATTTGACCATTAGTGCAGAAGAAATCAATCGCACCAAAGAACACTTGGTTGCTGCATGACCCATCAATACCATGAAGGCTGATGATACGATTGCCAATGGTAGTTTGGTGCTTGTCTGTTGTGATCTCTACCTTCATGTCAGGCAGTTGGATGTCCAGCATAGACCATGCACCATTACGTGCAGTCTGCCAGTTGTATTTGGCATTGGTCAGTTCAGATGGATTAAGTTCTTCTGTCACAGTGTCCATGACACCACGGTAAAAGTCACCGTGTGATGCACACTTGAATGATTTGCCGACGATACCAAGGTATTCGCCAGTGTCGTTGTTGATGACGTATTTCTTGTCATTAACCTTCGTTGGTTCAAAGGCTACGTCAAAATCTAGGTAAGTTGGAATGTCAAACGGCATGTTATTCTCCTGTCAGTTGTTTGTATGGCAACTGTGCCATAGTTATATAGGTGTGTCAACACTTACTTGTAAAATATGTGTGAACCAAATGCTACAGTTGGAGTAAGTGACTTAGACCAGTACGGTTTAACGTACCTTGCGTGGTAATGTGTCGCACCCTCAGTTATATCGGGTATGTACCCCAGCATAACGTCATTAGCGACCAACACAGACCTAGCCCAAGCCACAGTATCTGTTGGTGTGTCAGATTTACCATCGCAGAACCACGAAAACTGACAGTTATTCTTACCTTTGGTGTATCCCTGCTTAACTACAGAGCACACATCATCGGGCCACTTGTTACTGGCGACCCTATTGAGGGTGACATTTGCTACAGCAACCTGCCCCCTCATTTCCTCACTACGTGATTCGTGGTATATGTTTAATGCCATACACATTAACGCTGCACTAATCATTTGTTATCATCCTTCTGTGGTTTAGGGATTGGATGACCCGACCAATCGTCACATGGGTCATCCTCTTTGCCATCACTGTAGCACCATAGGTGCATCGTGTAGGTAGCCATATTTTGTGTACTCCTCATGTACATATTCGGCACAGTCAATGAACTCAATTCGTGTGCCGGGGTGATCATGAAGAGCCATGTGGATTGCAAAATCTGTCGCTGTATTCCAACAACTCACAGCTGGGTAGGTGTCATCAAGTTTGACAACAGATTTTACACCATCAATCTCAAGTGTTATATCATAAGCCATTGTTACCATGCCTAGTCCTCTTCTCTTAGGCTAGGGAAGGCATTGCGTAATTTGTACCCTACGGTACGCACCTTCAGCATTGTACTGTGGTAACAGTCACCCTCCAAGTCTCGCATCTCGTCGTCAAACTCAATCATTGTCTGTACTACGTAACGCACGACATTCTGTTGCTCTGACGTTAGACTTCCAAATGCTACACGCATGGGAAGTTCCTTTTCTGCACGTTCCGCTTTGTATTCATCTATACGGGCTTGTTCTTGTTCGTCTGGAATATATGGCATGGTTGTATCTCCTTAACCTGCAAAGTGTGATAGTTTACGTGGCTTTGTACCATTACCAAAGAAGTATACGGTACGTTTACCAAAGTGATAGGCATTGGATGATGCCATACGCTGCCGCTTGAACCAACCCCGTGAGGTTGATTTGCGTTTACGCAATAGTCCTTTCTTTCCAAACAGGTTGAACCGAAAGCCTTGTGACCCATCGTCCAATGGTTTTGTTGCTACAATTACAAACATTTATGCTACTCCTTCTAGTTTGCTATCAATATCTTTTAGTTGTGTGATCAAGTACTTACGAGTACGCAACAGCTTACCACGCTCCATATTGTTTTTACCTTCAATCACACCAGCTGCTTTCAGCAATTCAACACGGTATATCACACGGTTGAAATACTCGTTTGTGTCTGACGCAATCTGCTTTATGGTTTTGTCTCCCCAATTAGCTAAGATGTAATCATCCAACATAGAATAGTTGTATGTGTATTTACGTGCCTTCTGCATGTGGAATGTGTGTTCTACATACAACTCAGGATTAGTTGTTTTAACTACAGGACGGGTGGTTTGTGTTGTGTTAGTCATTGTATAGCTCCTTTTAAGCTGTTGTAAGATCAAGTGTTAGGTCTAGGCTA